CATGGCCGTCATCGATCACTACGAGGGCAAGATGAGCAAACAGACAGCCGTATCGGGCCGCAAGATCAAGGGCCTCTATGAGGTTTCCCGCCTGGCGTACATGCTGATGGAACTGGGCTGGCTCGACAACAGCGTCGAGTTTGAGGCCGCGTGCGAGGAGGATGGCAGCCAGGTGCCCGCCCTGTTGGGCGCCGCGCTCCGCCAATTGGGGGATGCCCTCATTGCCATGACGATTAAGGAGGTGAATGAACTCTTCGCGGAGGAGAGCGCCGAAACCGAGGACGTCGTGGCAAAGGGAATTTGCCATGCGGCTGCCCGTCCCTTCACGAAAGCCTTCGTCGTCACACTCCTTAAAGCCGGCCGCAAGTTCTCGGGCGAGAGCATCTCGACGATGCAGGATGCCTGCAAGAACATCCTCTCCGGTCATGACATGATCGCGGGTCTCCTCGAAGAAACCGTCTCCGCTGATGAATCCGCCGCCGCGTCCGACACGGACAAGGCCGCCGGCACCGCGCGCCAGAAGCGTCTGCGCGAGGTCGAAGTGCTGCGGCTCGCCGCAGTCTGATACCCCGCCGACGACAGGTCGGCCTCTTCCGTCACTGAACAGGATCCGCGCCGCGTAAAGCCGCGCAATGAAGAAGGATTTCCAGAAATGAAGATCAAGATGGCCGACCTGCTGCAGAAGCGCAGCCAGGTGTTCGCTGCCTTCAAGGCGCTTGCCGAGAAGGAGGATTTCACCGAGGCGGATCAGACCGCCTTCGAGGCCGCCAAGAAGGCGGTGACCGACGTCGATGAGGAGATCGCGCGTCACAAGGCCGTGCAGTCGCTCACCTCCGAGACGGCGGTTCCGGTCGCCGGACAGGAGAAGGTTGCCGCCAGCGTCGAGAACGATCCCTACGTCAAGGAGAAGTCCCTGATCGTCGGTGGCGTCGCCAAGATGATCGGCGCCGGCGGCGGCAACATCTACAATGCCCGCCAGGCGTCCCAGGAAGCCTATGGGGAGGCCCATCCGGTTACCAAGGCTCTCGTCACCTCGACGGGCACGGCGGGCGGCTTCATCGTGCCGCCCGACGTGATGAACGAGATCATTCCGCTGCTGCGCGCCCGGGCCGTGGTTCGCGGCGCGGGCGGCCGGAACATGCCGATGCCGCGTGGCACCATGACGCTTCCCGGTCAGGGGTCGGCGGCGCGTGCTTACTACGGCGCGGAATCCAAGCCGATCAGGTCCTCGCCGCAGAAGCTGCGGCAGATCGTGGCCAGCTTCAAGAAGTTGACCTCGCTGGTCCCCGTCTCCAACGACATGATGCGTTACGCCGATCCCGCCGTGGACGCTTTCGTCCGCGACGACATCGTCAAGGTCATGGCGCTCCGCGAGGATCTCGGCTTCCTCCTTGGCGACGGCACCGAGGATGCGCCGAAAGGATTCCTGTCGTTCGCCAACGGCCACGTGCAGGCCAACAACGGCACGGTGGGTGTGTGGAGCACCGGCGTCAACTCGATCCTTGCCATCAACGGCGCCGATCCGGCCAACAGCACCGGTGGCAACTTCGTCACTTCGAACCAGACCTATACCCTTGCGACGGTCGCGGCCGAACTCGGCGCCGCCATCAACAGGCTCGACATGGCCAACGTGCCTGAAGACAAGCGCGTGTGGTTCATGAACCCGCGCAGCTACAACTATCTGTTCAATGTCCAGAACGCCCTAGGCGTCTACGTCTATCGCGACGAACTCTCGAAGGGCACGCTCTCCGGCTATCCCTTCCGCAAGACCACGCAGATCGGCACCGCCTACTGGAATGCGGACGGCAGCAACAAGGATCTGTCGTTTGTCTTCCTGGTCGAGATGACGGAAGACATCATCCTCGATTCGATGCAGCTCGAACTCGCAGTGTCGCGCGAGGGCACGTATGTCGATGAGGATGGCAATACGGTTTCTGCCTTCGCGACCGACCAGACGATCATCCGCGCCATCGCCGAGCATGACCACCAGCTGCGTCACGATGCGGCCGTCGCCGTCATCCAGGCGGTGCGCTGGGCTCCGGCCATCCAGTAATCGTCTCAATGCATGAAGGGCCGCCGGCGGATCGCGTCGGCGGCGTCTTCCATCCCTTCAACCCATTCAGAGGTATGCTCCAATGGCTGACCAAGTACTGCAGCGCGATGTCGCGCATCTGCTCACGGCAAGGCTCGCTACGGCCTTCACTGCGCTCACCGCCGGCGGCGCCGGCGACAATACCAACATCAACGGCATTGCCATCGACCGTTTCGTCGGCGGGTCGCTGGCTCTCAACGCCGAGATCCTGCTCGCTTTCACGGCGACCCTCGCCGCGACCAAGGCCCTCCTGCTGAAAGGGGTCAAGGTATGGCATGGCGACGACGGCGTGAACTGGGCCGCCGATCCCTATGCCAGTATCGTCGATCCTGGACAGGTGGCGGTCGGCGCGGCCGGCGGATCGACGGAAAAGGGCGTATTCAAGCTCGGCGTCGACCTTGGCTCGGCGAAACGCTTCATCCGTGTCGACTTCACCCCCGACCTGAATGCCGCCAACACCGATACTGGCACCGTTGTCGCCATCCTCAACCTCGCCGGTTTCGACCGCCTTCCGGCGGCTTAGAGGCGCATTCTTGCTCCTGGGCGCCGCGTCGTGCGGCGCCCAAAGACCTGGAGAATTCCCGATGGTGAAAGCTGTGAGCTTCAACAGGGCGATGTGTCCCTACAGTCAGGGCGATGTCGCCTTGTTGCCTGACGTCGTGGCCGACAAACTTGTCGACGGCGGTGACGCCAGCAGGCATGCCCTGCCAAGGGCGCCGCATGGCGCCGATGCGCTGCACGTCGCCGCCGCCGAACAGCCCCGTGACACATACCGCACGAAGGTTGCGAAGCGCTGACATGGCCTATCGCATCGTTACCACCGTGACGGAGGCCGCCACTTCTGGTGACCTGATCGCTTTGAGCGCGGTCAAGGCCGAACTCGACATCGATGGGGCTGCCAAGGACGATCTCCTGAAGCAATACGTCAGTGCCGCGTCGGCCGCGATCAGCCAGCACTGCAACCGCACCTTTGCGCTGGAAGGCCTTCGCGACGAGATCTGGCCCTTGCGTGGCCCTCACGCCTACCAATTGCCAACGCTGCTGCCCTCGCTGCAGCTTTCCCGTTGGCCGGTGGCAACCGCGCCGCCCGTGTCGGTGGAGGAAAATGGCGTCGCTCTGGAAGAGGGAACCGGATTTCGAATCGAGCCGAAATCGGGGCTTGTCTATAGGCTCGACGGAACTGGCTATCCGATGGCGTGGAGCGCGTGGCCGATCGTTGTCGCGTACAAGGCGGGCTTCGAACAAATCCCGCCCGATGTCGCTGACGCGGCCTTGCGCATGGTGACGGCGCGTTTCCGCGCAAAGGGCAGGGATCCGTTCGTGCGGCAAGATCGCATTCCGGACGTCCGTGACGTGAGTTACTGGATCGCGACCGGCGCCGACGCCGGAAACATGACACCCGACGTTGTCGACCTGCTTGAGAACTACCGCGTTCCGGTGATGGCATGACGCCAGCCGAGGCCATCGCCGCGCTTGATCGGGACCTCGCCGAGGTGGGCGAGGATTGCACCTTGCGTCGCAAGGACGGCACGCCCCTGGTCGAGAAGGATGTGACAGTGCGCGCCTCGATCCGCGGGCTTCACCCCGGGGAAATTGTTGGGACCGTCACTCATGCCTATTCCAAGGCGGTGATCTCGATGACGCAGATATTGGCGCAGGGCTGGCCTGCCGGCCATGTGGTCATTCCGGGCGCCGTCGATCCCAGGCTGCCGCGGGTGAACGACTTCCTGCTGGTCAAGGGCAAGGTTCGACAGATCATGTTCGCCAACCCCATTGCGATCGACGGGACGGTCGTTCGGGTCAACATGCTGGTGGCAGGGTGAAGATGAAATCTCGCGCGGAACGTCACCGGTTTCTACGCTTAGGCCCGCGAAGTGCCGCGCAAAACGTCGTTCGACACCCGCTGCGGGCGGCTCATGTGCGCCGAACCCTGTCTTTCGTCCAATTGCAGTCGCGATTGCGCTTTTGGATATGGCGTTTTCACGAACGGCCACATCTCCAAAGCTTGAAAGGGCGCTGGTGATGGCGGTGACTGGCTTCGAGTTCTTCGAGCGCGATTTGGCGG